GCTATTTTTCCAATTTTCTTTAGTGAATTTTCTATTCCAGAACTTTTAATCGTATTTGTTGTATTTTTTAATCCTTTATTAAATGGATTTGAATTTAATAATAATTCAAAGTCAACAGCACCTACGTTAGTACTCATATATACCTACTCCTCCTTTCTTTTTAGGATAAAAGCAGGTATTGGCTAACTACTTAACTATTATAGTTGTGTTGCTCACTCTGTCTTTTTCATCTATATGAATTTTTATTGTTTTCTTACATCGTATGCATTTTATTTCGCCTTTGCAACGCTCGACTTTTAATAAAAGTTGATTGCAATTAGGGCATCTTATTTCTATCATTCGTTATCACCAACCATTTCTTTAAAAGCTTTCTGAAACTCGGTAATAACCTTTTCAAGTTCTTCTTTACTCACTTTTTTTGCTATTTTTCTTCGATATTCCCAACGAATATTTTTTTGTTCTTGTGTAAAATTCTTTATAACCTCTTCATCATCTTCACTACGAATTTGAACAAGATTTCCGTAGTGGTGTATCTGCCATTAAGCCAGATATTAGATTACACAATTCTGCATAATCCATATCATCTATTTCTTTTCTTATTCTTATTTTATATTGCTTTGCAAGACTGGCCTCAATTACTGGCCAATCTTCGTCTAAGTCATACCATTTTTCAGTGTCATCACTTGTTTTGAAATCGTTTCTCCATTTCCTCATAAGAGACTTCATTCACTTGTGCCGCTGCTGCAATAATTATAATTTGCATTTCTTTTACTGTTAAATTCATAGTTTCTATATCTTTTATAGCTTTTTTCCCTAATAATAATTCTATTGCCTTTAAAATTTCACCCTTTTTGAAGTATTCCTCTGTTTTTAACATAGAAATTGCTCCACAATTTACCTCATATGTTTTTCCTTCTGCAATTGTTATTTCTTGTTTTTCATGACCTAATTTTGAACTAATATCTAAATTTGCCATTTACTATTCCTCCTAAGTATAAATTTATGGAGAGCTTATATGCTCTCCTATTTTGTTTGCACTGCTGATTTTGCCGGTGTTGCTACTGTGTATGTTGGTTTTCCATTTGACATTACGTCATATTCGAGTGGCATAACTTCGATAGATTTTCCTGTATTTAAGTTTGTTATGTTGAATATAGCACCTTCTAATACTAATTTATCTCCATTTGGAAATGTCCATTGAAACACACCTTCTGCATCTCTTCCGTTTTTCATAAAGAAATCTGCAACAAAATCGTTTCCAGTATCTCCAAAGTTTCTTTTTCCTGATGCTGAAATTGTTATTGATTTAGATGCCATTAATCTTTTAACCCATCCTTCGCTATCATATGGATTCCATTCCTCTATTCCATTATCTAGCTTTATGCTAAATGTTTCCATATCAGCGATATCTGTTAATGTCTCTTTTGTTGCACCTACTTGAAATTGCCCTTCATAGCAAGGACATACTCCTGTTTTGTTTGGCATGCTATTTTCCTCCTTTTCTATATAATAAATTTAATTCTATTGAAAACTTATAGACATTGTTTTCATCTGTTCCTAAATTTATAGGACCATTATATAAACACTCAATTGAGCAATTATAATCTTCAATAAAAAAAGAACTACAATCTAGCAGTTCGTAAATTTTGTTGGCCATAGTTTCGGCCACATTATAATTTTTAGTCCATCTTAATAATAAAGTAATTGGTAATATTCCATAACTTTTTAGTTTCTTATACTTTGAATTATCCTCTAACTGTCTTCTGTTACCATATATAGCAATAGCTTTTTCTTGATTTTCATCCATTTTGCCAGTGTACCATTTTGAACACTCTGTAATAATAGTTTTTAAATAGTCTTTTACTTTTACTGTTTCCAATCTTTCTATCATTATTTGTTCCTCCTTTGCAACATTTTTTTAAAGTACTTAATTGGCAAATCTTTTTTGTTTCCTGTTATATAATCCTCAAACCAATATTGTTTTGCATTCGGATTTTTGTTATGTTGTATATGTATTTCTGGGTCAAAATATACCTTTCTCGAATAAGGCGTATCAGATACTATTCTAACAGAACCTTTTATTATTCTTCTGTCTTCTACATATGTACTATCATTCTGCATTACACCTGTATCGAAAGGCATTGTCTGACTTTGTATTAAATCAGTTTTTATTGCCTCTGCTGTATCTATTAGTGCTAATTGTGTAGCAAAATTTATCATATCAATATTTTTTCTATTCCAAGTTATTTTCATATTACATCAACTCCAATGTTGTATGATGAACAGACCCATCTGGGTTTCGTGGTTTGCTTGATCGATAAATTTGATATTCTGAACCATATATCCTTACAATTCCTCCAGTAATTTTTTTAACTTCTAGTTTTTCGGTTTTTAAATTTACTTTTAAAGAATTTAATTCCTTTACTTTCATAGAGTCAATTTCTTTTACTTCGAAATTTCTCGAAGGAATTATACTTATATCTCCCAGCAATATTACTTTACCGAATCAATTCAACCTTTTTCCCATCTGAATCAATTATAGTTTTAGTTTTTTCAACAAATCTACATTTTTGATTTTTTAATAAAAAAGCATCAAGCGGCTCACCTTCTTCAGATAAACCCTCTTGATACAAAATAACATCACATTCATTATTTAATAATTTTTTTAGATGATTTGGATTTAATTTCTTAATCATATAATTCTATTTGTTAAACCTGTTCTTTTTAAATAGAAGAATGCTAATTTCGATATTTTTAGCCTATCATTTATGTCTTGCGAATCTTTTTCATTTACTGTTAAATCTCCACCTATACTATAACTTGATATACTAGAATCGTCATATAACCCCTCTTCTTTTATATATTCACATTGTATGCATGTGGCCTTAATTATTAAATCTTTTTGTTGCGATGTTAAATTATCAAATCCTCTTTTTTCAATTCGTGTTAATGTAGCTCTGTTAATATCTATAGATGCTAATTCTAGATATTTTTCTATTTCTTTATCTTCAAGAACTCTAGAACCATATTTATAATAATCTTCTTTTGTTGCATATTTTTTTATCATTTGCAACACCTCTTATTTCTTTGTTTTATTTTCCCCTTCCACTCCAGTTTGTGGTTTTTCTAGTTCTTCTACTTTTTTAGTTAATTCTTCATTTACTATTGTTAATTTTTCATTTGTTTCAGTTAACTCTTTATTGCTTGCAACTAATTTTTCATTCGTTTTAGTTAACTCTTCGATGTTTTTATTTAATTTTGCTATTTCTTTATTTAGTTCTTCAGGAGCTACTTTTTTAGTAGCTCCTACTTTAGTATAACCTCTAGCTTCGTATTGTTCAAATTCTTCTTCATTTATTGATAATACTACATTATCTTTTTCAATTTGTATTTTTCCCATTACACTGCCTCCTCTTCTTCAGCTACATATGTAGCTGTATCAGTATCAACATATATACTATCAATTTTTCCATTTTTTCCATTAGGAAATACAAAAGCATCAGATAATGAACGATCCATATATAGATATCCATCACCTTCTGTATGATCTCCTGGTTCTTTATAATAAATAGATGATATCTTGGGAACAAACTTAACAGTTTCTAGTGATGCAATTAATACGTTAATTCTATGAGATGTTCCAACTACAGGAACAAAACCATCTGTAAAGTCAAATTTGTCATAAAATCTTTCATCATCAATTACTTCCATAAGAGTAACACCGTCAATTTCTGTCATTCTTGTTTCTATACCAATTCCACCTTCAGCAATTTGAGTCATCTCTATTTTTCTTGTAAAATCTTTTGATTGTTCTAATAAATCCATTATAAAACTTCTTACATAACAGATTAAAGACCCATTTTTCACATATCTTCTAATTTTTCCAGCACTTAGCATAGATTTTAATTTTCCGAATACATTTTCTTTAGTCCAATCTGCTTCTGCTGTTTCACTATTGTAACCTTTTACTTTTTTAGCTTCTGCAGCAACTTTTGAAAAGAAGTATGCATCACTTTCTGGAACTTGTTGAGTTTGATGGAATACTTTAGATATGTTTTTAATAGATGCCGTTTTGTTTGTTTCATCAACTTCAGCTTTATCTACTAAAAATGAAATATCTCTATCATGTGCAACTACGAAAGGATGATCAAATTGTTCATAAATTCCTTTATTCCATCCACCTGCTCTATTATGTGATTTATATCCACTAGTACTCATTCTTGTAAAATGAAATGTTTTTGCATCTAACCATTTAACATTTGAAGTTATAAATGGTGATATTAAACTTTCTTGCTCCATAATTTTTAAAAGGTCTGGAGACCATACCTCTGCATAATTTAATGGCATAACATTTTCCTCCTAAATTTTAAATTTGATTAAATTTGTTCCATTTCTTTGTTGGAACTTTCGTTGTTTCTTTGGCTTTTTCATCACTCTGTGTTGCTCCGAATTTAAAGCCTTTTTCTTCTTTTTCTTCTTCCTTTGTAACTTTTAACTCAGGAAATTCTGCAATTACTGCATTAATTTCGTCTTCAAGTTTCTTAGAGTCTATAACTCCATTTTCTAAAACTTTTGACATATCAACCAACCTCGCTGCTCTTTCAACTTTTTGAACATCAACCCCTGCTTTGGCCATAGCAAGTGCAATTTTGTCTGTGTAATCTGTTTGAACAGTTTCTGTTGGCTCTTCTTGTGAGATATTATCTTGATTATTTTGAGTTTCTTGGACTTTTTTAGATGTTGCACCTTTTTGTGCTTTTTCACTTGCTTGAGCATATTTCCTTGCAATAAATCCATCTAACTCATCTTGATTTTTGAAAATTATTTCGCCATTTTCTCCTTTTTGAGCAACTGGCTTTTTAACTTTCTCCCCCTCATTTTTGTTTTCAGTTTTAACTAGCTCTTGATTTCCTTGAGCTTTGTTATCTGTTGCAGTCTGAGTATCTGCATTTTGATTTGTTTTTTCGTCTTCCATATTGGAACCTCCCCCGTTTAAGGTCCGTCG